GTGTAGTGCTGGGGAGCGCGGTGTTACACGGAAGCCAAGCAGCAATTAAAGCTCCTTGATGGAAGGGAGTGGAATTGAGCTTTATTTCGATAGATACGTCGGAACGTAAGAATCGATATCTTTTCAGGACATTGGCGATCGTGGGGATGGTCAGCAACGCCCCGGGGAGGGGGATTACGATGGGAGTCATGCCGGAGGTCCAGGTAGTGGAGGACACGTTGTATGAACGATTGAGTAACAAGGTTGGAGTGGTATCAGGGTAAGGATCCGCGATGGGGCGGACGTTGAGGGGAGCGGATACTTCGAGGACATTTGAAGCTTCTTCGAAATTAGTAGTTCCTGATGTTCCAGATGAAACTGGTTCTTGTGTGTCGCCAATAGGGACGACGGCGGAAATGGATGATGATGATGTAATAGAGACTCATGGACGATGTGCAAATTGGCTGGGTCAGACCAAGATGCTCGGAATTGAAATTTTTGTGAGATTAGACTTCACTATACTTATGTTCAATTATAAAAACGCGTGGTTTTTCAAGTATAGCGGCCAACTAGGCTCACAGAAGGTCTCCAGGCAAGACCAAACTGTCCGGTGTTTAACGTCGCCGGCGACAGAGGGACTTTAGTGGAAGAATTGAAGTTTGAAAGCGGTAGCGGGGAGCTCACCGGAATACATGTCAACAATAATGGGCCATAAGGTTTCATAGGTGTGTGGGTAGCGATGTTCTTCGCCGAGGTAAACTAGAAAAGGTTGTAATTGAGCGAGGGCAGTGTCAAATACTTCTTTTCCATGTAAAGCAAATTCGTTGAGGGCAACTTGAAGGTTGAGTGCTGTTTGAGCAGCGACAGTTTTATCTGTGGGCTTCATGATGTAACGACACATTGCTTGGATGGAATTGATTTTGAGAGGGGCTAAAATCAGGTTCTTTTCTTGGCGGAAACCGCGGGAGAGGAAAATAGCGTTGTGGGTGGGTTGGGAGTGTACGAGTGTTTCATCTTTAGTTGATTCAGTGCAATCATGGTTAAAGATAACTTTACGGACTTCTCCGATGGTGATACCATTGTATTCAGCGTCGAAAGGACCGCTGAGAATGGAGTCATCACCGAAGATGCCGAGCTCGTTGAGTTTGGAGAAGGGTGTGGAATCATTGTGCCAATACCAAATCTGTCTGTGTTCTGCGTCATTAGCGTTAGAATTGAATGTGGATGTACGTTCGCCGCCGGAGGGCATGGCGAGGAGAGATACAATCTTATTTTCGATTAAAACGAGAGGGTTGAGAGTAGAAACATAAACAGCTTTAATACAGTTAAAGAAAGCGTTATCAAATGGATTTTTGAGGTCCAAATGAAAGAAGCTTTTAAAACGGAGAGGGTATTTAGCAAAATAGTGGACTTGAAAGCGAAGGTCCCAGCCTGAAACGTCGTGGAGAACGAATGAGGGGGTGCCGGGACATTTGGAACAAAGACGGCGGAATAAAGTTCCCCACTGGTTAGAGAAGGGATTTATTCCAAGTTGAATGGAGATGTTGAGATCGGATTCGAGTTGATCAGTATAGTAGCCCATTACGGAGCGGCAGAAAAATTGGTGGGCAAGTTGACCTGCGTTAATGTAACGGGTATACTCTTTGGTAACTCGATCGATGGGACGAAGTTCGTCCTTGAGGAAGAAAGTAAAGATGGCAAGAGGGGTCATGCCAACTCTGGACCAGTGGTGAAACCAGTAGAAGTGACGTTGGAGATCGGGGGAAATCCAGAGACCTTTCTTTTCTTCATCGCGGAAAAACTCGCGGGTGGGAACGGAGGAGGGGAGAGAAGTATCGAAATACCAATCAGGAATATGAACGTTAGAAACGGGGGAGTCTCTTCGGATCAATTTCTTCTTGGAAATTCCGTACATGTTGTAGGGGGCGCCTGAAGCTTTATTAAGATCAGTGCTATGCATGCGTGTGGCTGGGATGCCATTAACACATTGCTCGAGGGAAAGAAAACGGATACAAAAATCGCGTGTGAGGTGTGGGGGGAACGAACCTTCAAACACACGATCGTCTGAGAAGACAGTGGAATCGTAGTAGGTAGTTTTTCCTTCGAGTTTGCGCAGAGCAAGTTCCTTAGCACGTTTGCTAAGAGAAGCTGGGGCGTCATCGGGTGGGAATGGGGGAGGGGAATTGGGGATACCTTTAGAAACAATAGTTTCGATGAGTGAGGAGTGAGGGGAAGATGTAACTTTGCGATCTAGTTCGTAGAGAACTTTGAGACCTTGGTAGGTTTCGATGGAATCGTTAGGTACAAAAGGAGCGATGTCACTATCATAGAAAACATTGTCTGGGACAGGTTTATAGGAAATGAGTTGGTCAGTAACGACGTTGAAAGCGGAGTGGACGGCAGTGTAATCTTCTTTAGTGAAAGGAGAAAATGCGCAGCTAACAGTAGTCGGGTCAGAGGCAACGTGAAATCCCATAATTTGGAAGGAGTGAGAAGTTTGGAGGGGGACGTATGGTGACATACACAATCCGGGCGCTCCGAGTAGGCCTCTAACGTAAAAATAGTCATAAATGACGATGTTTTGTCGGGTTACGAGAGTGGCTTTGTCGGAGGTGAGACCGAATAGTCGTGGGGTAGCGGAAGTGGCTGTACGCATGATGGTGAGGGGACCATCAGAAGCGTCGAAACCTAGGCGTTCTACACCGTGGTAGTTTTGATAAGTAGCAAGTTCAAGTTCTGTAGGGAGCATACGGAACATATCTGCTTTCATAAAACGGACACCAGGGATGTAGACAGCGGTAAGGTCGCGTCGAGCGAGTTTCTTGGCGATGGGGTCGCCAGTAGTCTCGAGGAGAATACAGTCTTTCCAGGAAATAACTTCTTGAGCAATTTTACTTGCTTTGTAAGTGGGATAGATGGTGATGGATGCAAAGGGGGCCTTTGCAAGGTAGTGAGTTGGAATGATCATGACGTTTGAAGACACGAAGTAAACGAAACTGTCGGAGGTAGCGATGCCAGTGGAAGTGGCAGCGTTGAAGCCGACGAGGAATAGATTACTCATGAGTCTTTTAGACGCAGGATTGAGGGCAGTGGAGTGGTCAGAACTCATCATGTCTGAGGAAGGTTTCTTTTGAGCTTGGGCAGCTTTTCGAATTTGGGACATAACAGTGGTTTGTCGATTGTTGAGTTCGACATCGCCAGAGTCAGAAAAGAATTCTTCCTGTTCAGGAGAAAGGACGCCGAGGGCTCGGAGTCCGTAGATGATGAGTTTGATGGCGCCAACAATGAGGGCAATGAGGGCAGTCCAACAAACAGATGCAAAAACAAGATAGATACAGCTTTCTTTGAGGGCAGACATAACGGGATCTTGATGAGCATCAGGAACGGGAGGAGGGAGAGTAACTTGGGGAATGGGCTTCACTTGTTTAACTTTGAGATGTTCGTACATTTGTTGGAAAATGGCAATATTCATACAGCCGCCAATAGACTCATAAAAGTATCCAATGCTTTGGGGGCAAGGGGTATTAATGAGGCCAGTGGACATGGCGGTAGCGTGAAAGGGGGAGGTTTTCATAACATAGTAGATGTCATAATCGCATAGATAAGTGTCGTCGTCAATTCGGTCGAGGAGATCGAGAACAACGGCGTGCATAAATTCGAGATTATTAACAGGAACAAGGTCAAAAGGGAAGTAATTGAAGTGAAGGAATCGCGTAAAAGCGGCAGTGCCTTTAACATTGAGTTCAAAAAATTCACCAAGTCGTTCAAAACTAACTTTGGTAAATTTAGAAGGGTCATGTCGGGCATAGAAGAGCTTAACGTGATCCCATTTATAGAAGTGGGGGATGGGTTTGGGGTGGAGTGGGACATCAGTAATGATAGGGAGTTTCCAGAGATTGTTCATGCCAAGGCGGGCCGCGAGGCTTTTAGCTTTGACATAAGTGGTGGTAAACATATCACTATTGACAGTGGAGGTGGGGTTGGGGGTTTCTGAAAGTTCAGGTTCGGATACTGCATCGTGGAATACAGTAGGGGATCCGACTTGAACATCAGTGAGTGGGAATTCGCGTTGGACGTCGTCGATTGTTTTTGAAAATACAGGGTCTTCGGCAAGAATTTTACGTTTGATTTGGAGATCTTTGTAAAATTTGTCGATGGCTGGGAAGTACTTAGCAAAAGAAAATCCAGAGTCGGTAGCGCATTCGTGAGTGCGAGGGGAGCGGGGTGGCTTGGGAGCCGAGCCCCACTCGGATGTGGAGGAAGATGATGAAGTAGTATCTCGAAGAAGAGATTGATTAGCGGTGGTGGTGGGGGCGGTTTCGTCTAGCAAGCGTTTGCTAGGGTCAGGGTGGGGAACGAAAACACCAGTACCAGGGTCATCGCTATCGGAATCAGTTTCGATA